CTATAAGGGAAAGGTGCGTTCATACGCAGCAGACACCGCGAGCGCGCCGATCTGTGCGACCGACACGGTCAGCGCGGTCACGCCAGTGCTGCGCCACAGGGCGATATCGGCCGCCGAGACGACCCATGATGCAATCATCGTTTCTGCATTCAGTGTCGTGGCGCCTGCTGTCAGTTGCAACCGATAGGCCTCTGCTGCGGCATCGAGCGGCGCGTCTACATGATCACGCCAGTCAAAACCCATTCGGCTGCGCCGCGTCCAGGACAGCGTCATACCGCCATCCGACTGCCAGGCGCAGCGCAGATGGACCGGGGACAAGGGCTGTTGCGCGCGGCCAACTGCGGTGATCGGCAGGGTGATCGGCCCGGCCGCGCCGGTCGCAGCAATGGCAACTGACCCGCCACTCTGTGGCTGCACACCCGGGTCACCGATCGGGCGCAGCGCCGGGTCATCGAGCAGCACGAACGGTGCGCCGATTGCGGCATCGAGCGCGCTCCCGTGACGCCCACGCAGCAAACGCGTCAACCGCCAACGCCGCGCGCCAAGCGATGCGGCGTGGCCAAACTGGATCACTTCGCCTCCCACCATCGCTGCATTGGCGCCGGCGAGCAGGTCGATATCCTCGGCGTTGCTCAGCATCATGTCGTCGCGGGTCAGGGTCACCTCAATCCAGCTGGCGTCATCAAACAGGCCGATTGTGCCACCACCGCTCCGTGCCGTGACGATGCCAAGCACTGCCACCGCCTGAACCGTGCCAATTGCGTGGTCAGCTGCGCCTTCAGCTGGCACCAGCGTCACATTGGCATGGCGCCAGCCCCGACCAGTGCCGCTCGCCGCCAAGGCAAGCCGGTTTTGATCAACATCACCGGGCACCAATGCTGGCAGATCGAACAACGCCGCAATCGTATCACCGGTCGGCCGATCAGGACTGGTGACCGCCCGGCCGCCATCGGCCAAGAGGGCCGTTGGCGCGGCCGATTCAACGCCGGTAAGCAGGAGCTGGGCTACTCCTCCTTCTATCCGCCGTTCACGCACCCGCATTCTGGCCCCATCTGCGAACACAAGTACGCCGGGCATAATAGCGATCGCTGCCAGCCCGCCGGGCCAGGTCGCGCTCGTCTGTGCCGCCCGAGCGCGCGCCGCTTCGCGCTCGACGATCACCCGCCCCGAACCGGCGTTGGCGGCCAATGGCAGGTCCAAGGTTGCGCCAGCGCCGCCGCCGCCCGGCACGAGGGCGGTCTGCACACTGGCCTGAAAGTCGCGCTGCGGGTCGAAATGCGACAGGCTGATGTCCCTTGCTAAACGGTCAACAGCGCCTTTTCGCCATTCGGGCACCTTTGTGCCGGCGATGCTCGATGGCGGGGGGAGCGCCTGCGCTGGACCATCAGCCTGCAATATCTCCCAGCCGCCCGCGATGCTGCGGCTCAGCGGTAACAGCGCCGCGGGCGGAGACACAGCCTCCCGCCGCGACGCGCCCAACAGTGCATAGCCAGTAATCTCCGGCCCATCAGATGACGCCGACAATGGCAATATATCCGCGGCAGGATCAACTAGCGTAATTGGGTGGGTATCCGCTTCCACCTCAAAGGTCAGCGACGGGATGCGGTTGCCATAGGGGGACAGGTCCATATCTTCGAAAACGACATAGGCGATTCCGCGATAGGCCGGAGCAGCGTCTTGCCCCTCCGCCGCCGCGATCAGCGGATCGACTGGCTGGCCCTCCGTGCCATGGTGCACGCGAAAGCCGGTCTGCTCAACAAAGGCGCCATCCTGACCGCGCAGGATATTGCCATCCGCCCAGATGCGATGCACCGAAACTATGGCCCGCGAAGACAGCGCAACCGCGAATGACGCCGAATAGCTATAGGTTGTCACCTTGGGCTGACCTTTGCCCGCGCTGCGGCGTTGCCGTTGTTCAATAAGGTCAGTGGCCCATATCACCGTGCCCGCCACCCGCATCCGGCCATAAAGTCGCGGAATGGCCGTGCCATAGCTCGATGTTTGCACACGCAGATCCGACAGGCGTGGTCCACGTCGCCCACCAGGTGTCAGCCAGCGCCCATCGATGACCTGCCCTGCGGCTGCGCCAATCAACCCGCCAATCGGCCCGCCCAGCGCCGTCCCCACTGCGGTAAGCACCAGCGTCGCCATACCAGCCCTCCTTCGCTTTCGGCTGGCCATCCCGCGACCGCGGGACAGCAGCACTCGACCTCATGCACAGCGCCACGGTTCAGGGGCAGACCCGCCATCGCCCGACCAGCACCCCCGGCACAATTGGCGTCCAAACCACCCGCCTGAGCCCCGCATGCGCATGAATTGCACCACCCGGCCCCAGCAGCAGCAGATGCAATTGCCGCCGCGCCCCCTCACCAAGGTCGGTCAGGGCGATGTCGCCGGCCTTGACGGCATCCGATACTGGCATCGCGCCGCATGCCCGCAGCCAGTCCCGGGCCGCTGCCAGTTCCGGCCCGCACAGGCGATAGCGCTCTGGCACACCATTCACGGGGAACCCCGCCTGCCGATAGGCCGCAACGATCAGGCCGACACAGTCGAGCCCGCTCGCCGGATCACGCCCGTGTAACCGGAACGGCACACCAATCAGATCTTGTGCAGACGCCCAACCGCGGTCACCAGCCGCGTCAACCACCGGGATATCGGGTCAGCAGGTCTATGCCGGGCAGATGCGGCTCCCCGCGAAAATTCTCGATATTGGCAAAGCGCAGCCGACAGGTTTCGGCACGCTTGTCGCACCCGGCAATCAGCTCGACCGCAGCCCCGACAGCGACGCCATCGGGCCGCATGTCGGCAAGCGTCAATGCGTCGCCATCCTGCGCAATAATCATCGTACGCAAGCCACGCATCGCCCCGTTCAGCCAGCGCAATCGCCCATGCACCAGACCTGCGGGCGCATCCGCCACCGTCACCTGCTGTCCATCTACCGCCGTCACGATTCGTCGGACAGTCAGCGGCGCGAGCGCAACCCGGCAACGCGCGTCCCCCAGGTCGGCGCGACACCCGGCAGATGTCACGGGCACCACCGGCTGTTCCAGCCAATCTCTGCCGCCGCGCAATTCGGCGCTAAAGCTTTGCCCCTGCCATGCCACTTCGCCCAGTCGCCCTTCGGCAACAACAATGGCCTGTGCGGCGGCATCCTCCCAGTTGGTGACCAGCAGGGTTAGCTGTGCACCATTCCAGCGTCCGCTCGCCAGGTCTGCACTGTTCATCGCGTCGGCGGTCAGCGCGCCCTCGATATCCATGCGATCAGCATCGAGACCCATCGCTTGGCGTATCGCCGATGGCCGGATGCCGGGTGCCGCGCGATAGATCAGGCCGCCGATTATCAGATCACGATCATGTGTGGTCAGCCCCAAGGTTACGCCGTCGCGCCGTTCGATGCGCCAGCACCACGCTAAAGGGACAATCGGCGCAGTCAGCCAGACCGGGATCATGATTCCCGTACTTCAACAAGCGGGACGCTCATCAGCTCGCCAGCCAGATGTGTACCGCGCGCGACCTCCAGCCGATCTTCGGCAAAGCGCACGGGTACGTCAAAAATGAAGCTCGCCCGCACCTCGGCGCCTATTGGCGGCGGCTCGGCAAAGCGCACGACGCCCATTTCTGCCAAGGTCCAATCCTGTGCCGCCGCCCCCGCCACCGCGACGTTCACATTGGTTGCAACCGGCCGCGTGATCCGCCGCACCAGCGACTCCGCGCCTTCGCCATAGCGCTTGATCAGGGCAAAATCGGTGCGCACCCCGTCCCCGATGCCCAGCAGTTGATCGACTGCATCGGCATCCATGGGATCACGGAACCGGAACGCCTGGACGGGCCCTCGGCGCGCGCGAAAGAAACGCACCAGCGCGCGGACATCGTCCTCACTGCGCAGCCCGGGTCCTATATCATAGCGCATCCGCGCATCGGCCCAATCCGGCGCGCGTTGCTCGGCCCCCGATTGCGCGGTCACAATTGTGGTCGCAAATTCGGTCGCGACACTCGCCGCCCGTCCGATCGCAATCGGAAATTCCACATCGGCAAAAGCGTCCACATCATCCTCCTGTTGCGCGCTGACGGGCGCACAGCGGACATAGCCGTCGCGCGCCACCTGCGGCAGCGCCCATACGACCACCCGGGCCACCCCGCGCGCCGCCGCCGCTGTGCCAGCGCCATCAATATTGGCCCAATCAGCCCGGTTGGCCGGATCAAGCACAAATCCCGTCAAATAGTGCTGCTCGCCAGCCGGATAGCCCAACCGAGCGGTGGCCGCCGCTGCGCCCGCCGCACTCGCACCTGCCTGACCGCGCGCTGCCCAGTCATAATCTTCGAGCTGCAGCACATCGAACGCCGGCTTTGCCCAGCCAAGCGGCAAATTGGCCCGCCGCGCCGCCGGCATCGCCGCATCAAGGACCGTCGGCAGATAGGCGAGCAAATAGGTCGTCGCACCGGGCGCCAAATCCTTCACGCTCGCGCACAAATCCGCCGTCGAACTCGCCAGCAGTACGCCCAGCGCATCGAGCATGGCGGTCTGTGCGGCTGTAAGGCTCGCGCCCATATCCGCGATGGGCACCGATGCCGGGCCGAGGGCTGCGGTTGTCGCGGCATCATAGGCGCAAATGGCGCGATCCGCCGTGATCCACCACCACGGTTCGCCGACCTGAAAATGCACCGGCAGGCCGACGCCCTGAGCAAGCGCTACGAACTGCCCCGCCACCGCCTGCAACCATGTCATCGCCGCATCATTGGCTGGCGAAAGCAGCGCCGACGGCGGCACCCATCCGGTCAACGCGGGATTACCCCCCGCATCGCGCTGCATCCACGCAGCGGGGCAATAGGCTGCGAACAGCTCGTACGACAGCGACCAGATCGGGGTGACGCCGAGCGCTTTCGCCCGGGCCGCAAAATCCGCGTGCCAGGCCGTCGCCGGACCGCACAGCATGCCATCGCCGGTGACAACCCAGTCCGATCCGCTGCGCGCGAGCGCCGGATAATGGCTCATCCCGACATAATGGAGCAGCGGCCCGGTATAGCCGAGCGCCTCAACCTGTCGCAGCACCCGCGCCGGCGTCTGATGATAAAGATCGTCATAAGCGGTCGCGACTGACCAGCCATGCGCAGGCAACAATGTATCACCGATCCGCAGCGTCGATCCGGCTCCGTCGCACTTGATGTCCGACAGCTCCACCCACGCAGCCTGCATGCCCGCATAGTCGCCCGCCGTGCCGTCATAATCTGGCGGCAGCAAGCTGATCACCATTCTGTCGACATCGCCAGCCCACAGCGGGTCTGCCTCATCGGGGAGCAGGAACCCGCCATCCAGACTGCCGAAATCCAGCACAACCACCGCATCGACCGGAGTGCCGACGGCATAGTTCCACAGACGGACGTACCAGCTCTTCGGCGCACCGCTGGCATCGCGCCCTTCGATGGTCAGCACCGGCCCGAACACCGCATCAAGCGGCTTCACCCCCCCTGCACGCCAGCGAAAAGACAGCCGCACCTGCCTGAAATCACGCCCCGTTTCATAGGCGAGGAGTGGATGATCCCACCGGTCCTCGCTGGCCCAGATCAATCCCGCCAGATTGTCCCTGCCCGTAAACGCACAATCGACCCGCAGGGCATCGGCGGCGGTGGTCACGACCGACGCCATCATCGGCCGGGGGAAATCGACGGTCCAAAACAGCGGGTCAAACCGCTTGATCCATGACCGGTCGCGATGCTCATCATGTTCGGGCCTAAGGGGGTCGGCAAAGCACCAGCCCATCTCAATCCTCCGCCAGTTCGATGGCTCGACGCACGGCCTGCGCAACCCGCCGTCCACTCATCGCCAAACGCTGCGGATCGGCGGCGCCGCCACCGGCGATATTGACCGTGATCCGGATGTCGCGCGCACCCGCGCCCGCCAGCGGTTCGACCCGGCCCGCGCCGGTCGGCACGAACAGCTCCGGCCCGCGCTCGCCAACCAGATAGCCGCGCCCGCCCGTGACCGGCCCGCCGGTCGCTCGCCCAGGCAGACCCAGCGCAGCTTGCAGCAGCCCGCCCGCCAGATTGAGCAATCCGCCTCCCTTCGCGCCGCCGCCAAAGATCGCGCCCACCCCGCTCGACACGGCGCTCCGGGCAATCTCGGCCATCGCTGACGCGGCGACGCGCTGCAGGTCCTCAAACCCGAGCCGCCCTGTGCGGACCGCGCGTGTCAGCGCGGTTTCAATGGCCCGCCCGGCCCTTTCCGCGCCGTCGCCCAGTGGCCCTTCGAGCGCACTGCGCATCGCGTCGACATCAGCGGCAAAGCCGCGTGTATCGGCCCGCACTCTGACGATCGCGCCATCCACATCGTCATCCATCGGGATACATCTCCTTCAGCCGGGCCAGCGTCGCCCCATCGGCCGCTGCCATCCCCTCGCCCTCGGCACCCGCCAGCACCGTTAGGACGCTGGCCAGCTCCGCCGGGGTTGCATTCCAGAACTCATCCGGGCGCCAGCCGATCAACATGCTGGTCAGCCCGGCGAGCCGCACCGCGTGGTCGGCAAAGGCGCTATTGCCCATGTAATATCTGCCCCAGCACCACCCGCAGCACCGGAGTCACCGCGGCGAGGCCCGCAGCCGCAAGCGCTTCACCGAATGCCGCCCGTTCAGGCTGCTCGCCAACGACACAATGCCACAGCAGCCCGGTGGTCTCGGCCAGTGACAGCTCGCCCGCTGCCGCCCGCTCGACCAGTCCGAACAACGGCCCCAGTTCAGCCTCCGCCGCAACCAGCGCGGCAAAGGTCGGTCGCAGCCGATAGCCGGCGACCATCGCCTCCCCTCTGGCAGCATTGGCAATCGCTGCGGTCGCAACCGACCGCGCCCGCCTGCGAACGGGAAAGGGCCAGTTCATAAACTCACCACCGGCCCGGAACTCTCCAGGCTCAGTGTGTAGTTGCGCTCGCCATTATAGTCGCCGCTGTGCTCAAGCCGGGTGATCAGGAACCGTCCCTTCAGTTTTGCCCCGCTTTCAAACACCAGCTCATACTCATCGATGGCGCCCGCCAGAACATTTGCCTGCGCGCGCGCTTCCGCTGTCGATCCGGTGAAAATGCCCGCCGCCGAAACGCTGACCGATCGTACGCCCGCGCCGGCCAGAAGGTCACGCCACCCGCCGGAGTCCTTGGTGGTGACGTTCACTGCCTCGCCATTAATCGCCACATTGGTGGTGCGCAGCCCGGCGATGGTCGCAAACACGGGCACTGCGGCGCCGTTGCCAATCTTCAGCAAAAATGCGCTGCCCTTTTCCATCGGCATGATCTGTCCTTTCCATGTTCAAGATTGTGAGCCAGCCCGAACGCTCACGCCTGGATCGCCAGCAGCCGCACCCGCAGCTCCACCGTCGCCACCCGCATGCCATCGCGCCGCTGCCCGATGCGCGTGCGCAGCACCCTGGGGCCGGCATGATCCCAGCCATCAATAGGCCGTGGCAGCGCTGTCAGCGCCGCCACTGCTGCCGTACATAGCGCCTGTAGCCGCGCCGC